TGTTATTGTCTTTCTGTAAATTTTTGTTGTTCCGTTGATAACCGCCTCTCTTTTTGTTATTGTATAAGATTGTGGTGTTCCATTAGCGTCAAAATTAGGTATTTTAAGTCTATTAGGTTCTCCTTTACTATTGAATGGGTCTGAAAAATCAATGTCTTCCATTGTTTCAAATGTTTGACCTCCACCGGAAACTTGTGCTCCCGATTTTAAAATACCCAAATATCTGTAATCTTCTTTGTCACCTGAAACAGGAACATTTATTGAGAAGTCACATAAAGCAACAGATGGTTTGTTTCCCGGTATTTTAATACCATATGTTTTAGCAATATGATATAATGATTGTCTTTGTTGTGCAAAGTCCAACATTGTTTCTTGCCAAACTCTATCAATATGAAATTGTAAGTTATCTGCAACCGCAGCATTCATATCCAATAAAACTGAAAATATGGATGCGTCGTTCGTATTATTAATTAATTCTGGGTAGTATTGTTGGGTAAGTGTAACTAATTCACTTCTTAAACCAGCGAAATCTCTAACCGCGTATGATATTTTCTTAGCCATATTATATGTTTAAAATTACAAAATCAGATGTTGAGAAGGCCCCTGAATTAACCGTATAACTTATTTTAACGACAGCCGTGTAAGGTTTATTTGCTTGATCTGAAACTCTAAATAATCTATTATCTTCCTCTTCTGAAATCGAAACCATGCCATCAGTATCATCTTCCGCTGAAACAACTTCAATGTTTGTGATATCTAAATTTGGAATGTATTTTGAAACGGTGTCTCTTATTTCCCCCTCGATCAAACCAAAAGTTACTAAGTCATTTTGATCAAAAATGAATTGATATAAACGTGTTCCAAAATCAGGTAAGAAATATCTACTACCTTTTTTGGTTAATAACAAATGAATTAAATCAGCTCTTATTTCTCGTTCAGGTGTGCCAGTCATCGCAAGATATTTACCTTGGACACTATTTCTAAACGGAAAATCTATACCGTATGTTGTTGCCATATTACATAAATATAAACATTAGTAAAATGGTAATAAATAAAAAATCCAGCCGAAGCTGGATTTAATATAGTGTTCTGATATTCACCCCCTGTATTCTCAAAACCTGGGAGCCCAAGGTACGCCTTGTCGACAGTCATACTTTGAGGGAGTCTCCCATTATTTTTATGAACCGCAACCCTCACATTCAAATGGAGAATCTGCTGGTTTAACCATTGCAACTTCTGGCATTTCTTCACTAATAATTGAATTACTAGTTGGTGTTGCTAACGTTGCTGTTGGTTGTGGTTCGTTTGGTTTAACTGATGAGGTATCGATTCCTAAACCTTTAAGTGCATCTACCGCAGCTCTAGTTCTTAGGTAATACATACCGGTTTTCAATCCTAATTTCCAACCATATAAATGTGCGGCTAATAGTTTAGGCTTAGTTGCATTATCAATGAATAAGTTCAATGATTGCGATTGGTCAATAAACACACTTCTATTTGCCGCCATTTGTAAAATTCTCTTTTGAGACATTTCCCAAACAGTCTTATAAACTTCTTTTAATTGTGTTGGTAATTCTGGAATGTTTTGAACTGAGCCATTTTCCATGATTAGTTTATTTTTAATTCCTTCGTTCCACATACCTAATTTCAATAAGTCATTAATTAAGTGTTTGTTAATCACAATGAATTCGCCACCCAATGTTCTACGTGAATATAAGTTTGTTGTAAATGGTTCAAACGCTTCGTTGTTACCCAATATTTGTGCAGTTGATGCTGTTGGCATCGGAGCAATTAATAATGAGTTTCTTACACCAGTTTTAACAACTTCTTTTCTTAATGATTTCCAATCCCAACGACCTGATAAATCTGCATCAGTTTTACCCCACATCTCGAATTGAAAAATACCTTTTTCGATTGGTGATCCGGCAATTGATTCATACGCACCTTGCTCTTTTGCTAAATCTTTTGAAGATGTAACGGCAGCAAAATAAATTGTTTCAAATATATCTGTTTGTAATGTGTCAGCTTCGTCTGATTCAAATGGTAATCCTAATAAACAGAACACATCAGCTAAACCTTGAACACCTAAACCAATAGGTCTATGTTTGAAGTTTGAGTTTTTAGTTTCCTCTGTTGGATAGAAGTTTAAATCAATTACGTTATTTAAGTTTCTTACAACTTGATATGTTTTAGCATATAATAACTCATGATTAAACACGCCGTTCTCAACATACTTTGGTAATGCAATTGATGCTAAGTTACAAACCGCTTGTTCGGTTGGGGAGCTATATTCAATAATCTCAGTACATAAGTTAGATGACTTAATTGTACCTAAATTCTTTTGATTTGATTTATAGTTTGCAGCATCTTTATACAACATATATGGAGTACCTGTCTCAATTTGTGCCGTTAAGATTGCATCCATCAATTTTCTAGCTTTGATCGTTTTTCTAGCTAATCCTTGTTCTTCATATGATTCATACAAACGGGTGAAGGCTTTATCCTCTGGGCTATCATATGCGTCAGATAATCCAGGAGCTTCGTCTGGTGAGAATAGTGACCAATCACCATCAGACTCAACACGTTGCATAAATAAATCCGGTGTCCACATAGCTAAGAATAAATCTCTTGCACGCATTTCTTCTTTACCGTGATTCTTACGTAGATCAATAAATTCCATAACATCTGCGTGCCATGGTTCTAAATAAACAGCAAAAGAACCTTTTCTCTTACCACCTTGATTAATCCAACGAGCAACTTCATTATAAGTTTTCATCATAGGTAATAAACCGTCCGATAAACCACCAGTTCCTTTAATGTAAGAACCCTTTGCTCTAACATCATGAACGTGTAATCCAATTCCACCAGCCCATTTAGAAATGTTAGCCACATCTTTAATTGTGTCAAACAATCCATTGATGTCATCACCTTTGTTACCAATTAAAAAACAAGATGACATTTGTGGTCTGCGAGTACCGGCATTAAATAATGTTGGTGTTGCGTGTGTGTAAGAGTGTTGTGATAAATCTTCATAAATCTGAACCGCCATTTCAACGTCACCATTACAAATACCGGCAGCAACTCTCATGTACATGTATTGTGGCCTTTCAACAATACGTTCCCCGATTTTCAAAAGATAAGAACGTTCTAATGTTCTTATACCAAAATAATCAAAATCTAGATCACGATCAATTACGATTGCGCTATCTAATGCTTCTTTGTTTGCCATTACAAACTCATAAACCTTATCATCAATTAATGATGATTCCTTTCCTGTTTTTGGTTCAACAAACGAATATAATTCCTTAACACATTGAGAGAATTTCTTATGTGTTGTTTTATGTAAATTTGAAACGGCTATTCTACCAGCTAATTTAGCATAATCAGGATGGGTTGTGGTCATTGATGCAGCAGTCTCAGCAGCTAACACATCTAACTCCGTTGTTGAAATTCCATCATAAATCCCCTGTGTTACTTTTAATGTAACATAGGTCGGATCAATATATTCTAAATTTAAATCACCACATAAAGCGCTTATTCTTCTAGTGATTTTGTCATATCTCATTTCCTCTAAGGAACCGTCTCTTTTTTTTACTTTCATACTATTTTTAAATTAAAAATCTACATCACCAAATGCTGAATCTAAATCTTCCGATTCAGCTGTTTTATTTACCCCCGCTTTTTGATATTCAGCAACTCTCTTTTCAAAGAAATTAGTTTTACCTTGTAATGCAATGTTTTGCATGAAATCAAATGGATTCTCAGAATTATAAACCTTTGGACAACCCAAAGCCATTAATAATCTATCTGTAACAAATTCAAGATACTGAGACATTAAATCTGAGTTCATTCCAATTAATCTAACAGGTAGTGCTTCTAAAATAAATTCTTTTTCAATTTCTAATGCACCACAAATAATTTCCTTAATTCTTGATTGAGGTATTTTATTTTCGATATGGTTGTTATATAAATGACAAGCAAAATCACAGTGCATACCTTCGTCACGAGAAATCAATTCATTAGAGAATGTCAATCCAGGTAATAAACCTCTCTTTTTTAACCAGAAAATTGAACAGAATGATCCTGAGAAGAAAATACCTTCAACAGCCGCAAATGCAATCAAACGATCAATGAATGATTCTGAATTAATCCATTTAAGAGCCCATTCAGCTTTTTTCTTAATCGCCGGAATTGTATCAATTGCGTTAAACAAATGAGTTTGTTCGTCTTTATCTTTGATTAACGTATCAATTAATAATGAATATGTTTCACTATGAATATTTTCCATCATAATTTGGAAACCGTAGAAAAACTTAGCCTCAGTATATTGAACTTCATTTACAAAGTTCATTGCTAAATTTTCATTTACGATTCCGTCAGATGCTGCAAAGAACGCTAATACGTTTTTAACAAAGTGCTGTTCATCCGCATTTAACTTATTCTCCCAGTCTGACACGTCTTGTCCTAAATCAATTTCTTCTGCTGTCCAGAAAGACGCTTCTGATTGTTTATAGAACTTCCATAGGTCATGATGTTCGATAGGAAAGAGGACAAACCTTCCTGGATTGTCTTGTAATATTTTTTCAGTCATATTTTAATTTTAAGGGTTTGTTGTTACCGCTGCTTGTCTTTTCTCCTGAGCTTTCTTGAACACATCAGCGGCTCTGGTTGCTCTTTTTTGTACCTGCTCTTCTTCGTGACCAAGTAATGTGTTTTGTGTGTCGGTGTCAATAACAAGAAATTCGTTATTGAAAGTACAGTTAGAGAATACGACACCATCTTTACCAATACGAGATTTGATTAAAGATAAGGTAGCCAAATTATGCTCCTTTTGTTCTAACGTTTTACCAATAGAAAGGATAACGTGAGCAATTTGAGCCTTCTTAATTGAACCACCCATTTGATCTCCTGTTACAACTTCTGATGAAATTGAATCGCGGTTACCTTGTGTTGCAGTCCAAATAGCCATTCCAAATTCACTTGTCATTGATTCTAAACTTCTCATGATTGAGCCTTCGCCTTTCCATTCTTCACCATTTGTGCTTCTTTCGGGGCTAATGCAATCAACGTAATCAATAATTAATAAGTCAATTTTATTACCTTCTGAATTAAACTTTCTGATTTTGTTTTTGATTTCAGAAACCGTAACATTATCACTAGCTAATTTTAATAACTTAATACTACCTTTTGATCGTGCTTGTGCTTCTGTAACTCTTTGGATTACCTCTTCTTTTGCTTCTGGTTGTGCATCTGGTGCAATACCTGTCCAAATAGTGTAGTGCTTTCTTTTGATATTACCCGGATTGTCTTCAAAGAAAATTTGAACAACGTTGTATCCATGGTTGTACGCTGTATTAGCAAACTTAGTAAGTAAAGTAGTTTTACCTGTACCGGTTGGTGCTAAAACAACACCTAATTCACCCATACCTAAACCACCTTTAAGTAGATTGTCAATACCTACGATACCTGTGGCGATAGGAGTGCGATAGTCGGCTTCTAAGGCGCCATCCATGTCATGGAATACTGATACCGCCTCATCGTTAGATATTCCAACCTGTAAGGCTTTTTGGATGATCTCTTCGATTTTGTGGTATGATTCAAATTCACCGTTTTCAATGATGTTGTTAACGTTCTTTAATTCTCTCTTTAAGTTCTGTTGCTTACAGAAATTAAGAGCCGTATCCTTAACATATTCAGTATTTTGCTCGTTTTCTTTGATAGCCTCTAAGGTATCAATGTGCTTTCTAGCATTGTCTTTGTTTGAACCCTCAGCCATGATTTTTTGTGCTAAGGTATTGTAATCTGGAATTTTGTTGTAATTTTTATATAATTCTTTCAAGTTTTCCATTATAAACTTAAACGATGCGTTCTCAAAGTACTTGCTTTCAAGTACGTCTATGATATTCTCACCGTATTTCTTGTCCTCAACAATTGCTTTAATAAGCGACTGCTGGAATGAAAACCCAAGATATCCAAAATTCCTTTCTTCCATATTCATGTTAATTGTTTTTTATTATAGTTCGTAGTGTAAATAAGTTGTCTCTAAATCTTCGGATGATAAAATGTCAGTTAAATCTGACAAAATCATCTTTAATTTTGGTCGAATATCTACCGTGTATCTAACCTTTGGGTGGTAGTAATATGCGGGGAATATTCTTTGAATAAATACGTCGTCATTCAACTTAATTTCCAATAAAAAGTGTTCTTTTTTGTCTTCATTTGAATCTTCCACACTCTCCGAATTCAAGATAAAATTCTGATTTTCGCATAGATAATTGGAACTTTTTATTTTCAAATCTTCTGAAATTTCGTCACAAATATTTTTTAAATAATAGTGAAGATCCATCGAACGTCTCGCTTGCGGAACGTGATCTTTAACGTTGAAATATCTTTGGCATATAATGTTCCCTTCTAATGTTAAGATAAATTCAAATTTAGTAATGTCCTGTTGATTACTCATACTTTTTTTGTTTTTTTATTTTATTTATTTTTTTCTATTCTAGCCAATCTTAAAAATGGATTTAAAAACTTTATCCATGCGTCATCTGATTTTGGTAAAAGATTGAATAACCCGTCATCCATCATCATTTTCATCGTGTTTTTATAGCTACGGCCTTCTGGGTCTAATGGGTCTTTAATCAATGAATTAATATTTTCCTTAGCCTCTTCTGTAAGATACGGTTCATCCAAACTTACGATACGATTGTTAACATCGAAGAACTCTTCGCCAAAGACCCCATGTTTTGTGACTCCGGTAAGTAGATTGGCGACAAGCTTATTGTGTTTATCTTGCTCAAAAATCGCATTACATTTGTCCTTAATTAGGTCAATTGTTAATTGTTGTGTCTTTAATTCCGGGAACAATGATAAGAATCTCTTAACGCCCATTCCCTTAATTCCAGCAATATTATCTGATGAATCACCACATAGCATTTTAACCATCTTAACGTTTTCGATTAAGATTTCTTCGTGGTCATAAACAATCGTATCTTTTTGTTTGTATAACTTTCCGTGTGACGGATTGTAGATTTGAGTGTTACTAGAAACTAGTTGTGTTAAGTCGCCATCAGAAGAATAAACTATTTTATTTTCCTTAGGTGAGTTCTGAGTATAGTAAGCGATGCAATCATCAGTCTCACAATACTCATACTCTCCCTGCCTAACAAACAACTCTTCTAGATATTGTTTCACTCTTTGTCTTTGGTGGTTGTAGGAATTTAATTCCTCTTCCGTCCTAAGACGACTTTTCCTATTTTCTTTATAATGAACGTAAATCTTTCTCCTAGTTTGAGAACCTTCAAGACCGTCCCAAAAAACAACAATCTTTTTTAGCTTATGAGCCTCAAATGTTCTTCTAAGAGTGTTTAGAAAATGATAAATTCCACCAACATGTTGTCCTTTATAGAATGCATTTTTTACACCATAGAACCCTATTGTTAGAAGGTTATCACCATCTACTAATAAAACAGACATTAATTAAAAATTATAGGTCACTTTCCTCTGTTACAACTTGTGTATCTGCGATGTCTGTAACATTAACACCTAACTGCTTACCGATGTATTCACTATAT